GAAAAAGCAGCAATTGAAACTGGTCTTAAGTCTTGCAAGAGCACAAAGTTTAGTGTGGTTCCAGTAAAGTGATCGCAGCATATTATTTTACAGCAGATTGGTGTGGTCCTTGTAAGAAGGTGCGACCAATTGTAGAACAAATTAATCAAGATAGTACAGTTAAGTTTCAATTAGTTGATGTTGATTCTGAAATAGATTTAGTAAAAGCTTTTGAAATAAAATCTGTTCCTACTTTTATATTGATTAAAGATGGTGAAGTTGTTAATCGTATGACTGGTGCAAAGACCAGAGATCAACTGCTAGAGTTCTTAGATGTTTGATGATGATTCAATCAGTAAAATAATAGATAACCTTATTCTTGAAGGTGGTCTTGAAGTTGCTGGTGTAGATCCTGATACTGGAGAGATGTTATATTCTTTTACCCCAAAGGTTAAAGAGTTAATGCCTGAACTTTATGATGATCACCTTAATTTTGTCAATGATGAGTTAATGGTTCTGTGGGAAAAAGGGTATGTAAATATAGATTTCCTTATGGATGACCCATTAATATCATTGAGTACTAAGGCATATGATCCAGAAGAACTGAGCAAGCTTTCTAAGCAAGAAAAATGGTCACTACAGGAGCTAAAAAGAGTCATGGGACCTGAAGAATTCTGATATAATCGTTATATAACTAGGAGGTTACTATGCCATATCATGTAGGCAAAAAGGGGTCAAGCGACTGTGGTGGATACCCAGTTGTAGACGATAAAGGCAAAGTAATGGGCTGCCACCCAACAAAGAATAAAGCTGGACGACAGGTTCGTGCTCTTTATGCAGCAGGTGCAGCAATGAAATATATTGATACTACTAATATTGAAAAAGATATGGTTGCAGAAGGTGACTTTGTTATTGCAACATGTGAAGATGAGACACATGTGGGTATTGTTCAGTATGTAATGACAAGCGGAATGTTTGGAATTCCTGGATCAGAATATGCAAAAGATGCATCATCTGAAAATCCAGTCGTATTGATTCGTACACTTGAGTATGATGAAGAAGATGGTTGGGAAGAATCTCCTTACATGATTGGTTCTATGGCATCAGATGTTACTAAGATTTCACCAATTAATCTTGAAGAAAATAACCAAGCAATGACTTCATCAACTGCAGATGCAATTAAAGTATTAAAAGAAATTGTAAATGAATTAAAGAAAGATGGCAATGTTCCTGTTCTACAAGTATTAGAAACAGGTACTCCAAATCCTGGATATGATGGATGTGGATGTACAACATGCATAGAATTAAATTGCGATTGTGCACATTGTCCAGTTTGCAGTGGTGAAATGACAGATACCCCTGATTCAGAAACACAGATGGCAATGTATGATTCATCAATTGGTAAAGATGATGCAATGGGATCTTCTGGTGGAGTTATAGCTTCTGTTCCTTCAGGTGAATCTTCTGGAAGTAATTTTCCAGTAATTACTACACATGCACATGTTTCTGCAGCAGTAAGTCACTGGATGGGTTCTGGTAAGCCATCTAAGTTAAAGCAACATATTATTAATCGTGCAAGAGAAATAGGAGCAGAGCACCTTTTGCCTGCAGATTGGTATCCAATGGTAAACAATACAACAAAGCGTGACCCATCAACTGCTGTTCGTGAAAGAATGGCTGAAGCAGGAACAGCAATGCCTGATGGATCTTTTCCAATTGCCAATGCAACAGATTTGCGTAATGCAATTCAATCAGTTGGACGTGCAAAAGATTACAGTGCTGCAAAAGAACATATTATCCGCCGTGCACGTGCACTTGGTATGATTAATACACTTCCAGAAGACTGGAAGAATAAGGTTAAGAAGACTGACTGGGGCGGAAGCGTATTTGATCTTAATCCGTTTGTGAAATAATATGCCAAAGAAAAAAGCTGGCTCATTTAACGCAACACAGATTAAAGATGGCAAAATTGTACGCATGAATAAAAACGGTACAATTAAATCTATTCTTGATAACTATACTGTAAAACATCCTAAAAAGGATTAGTATGCCTAGTGGGGACTATATGAAATATGTTTTAGCTATAGGCTTGACATTGGCTCTTGTATGCCCTATAATTATAATAGCAGTAAAAAGAAGCAAAAAGTATTTTGCTAAAGTTGTGTATACACAGAGTGATATACATCAAATAGTAAAAAACTTTCTTCCAAAAGATCTTTTTGAGCTACCTAAACAGCTTTCTCAAGCAAGAAAGCATAGAAGCAGTAATACTGTTAAGGTATTAATCATAGAAGATCAAGCATATTGGGTACATGACAATATGTTTTACATGGCTGATACTGCAGAAGGATCAGTAGATCCAGAAACAGTTAGGCCAGTTGATACAAACAATATGTCAAAGCGGGATATTGATAAGATGCTATTCATTTTGGATAGTTTAAGAAATGGAAATTCTGATGATAGTAGCAGTACATGGAACAGCTGACTTTGATGATTATCAAGTCTTTCTCCGTGCTATGAGTGTTGCTCTTTCTGGAATGAAAGATGGGGATAAAGAATTTACAATCTATTCTGCTGGACCAGCAGCGATTAATTCTTTTGTATCTGAATTTTGTAATTTATCTGAGCGAGGAATGAAATCTCGTGGTAGAAAAATAAAGTTCTTTAAGGTTCCTACATCTTGGATTGAAGAGAACATGTCGCATGTTAATTACCTTGCTTTTTTAAGCAAACCTAAGCAACCTGTATCAAAATTAGTTGCAGTTGCTGAACAAAATAATGTTGAAGTCGGAATTTTTAGATACTAAAGGGGTAAAAATGATTGTAAAAGATTTAGAAACAATGGAAAAGATTGTTGCAAAAAACTATAATTTATACTGGGATGGTTGGACAGTAGTAGAAACAAAGCAGGCTGAAATTGCTAAGACTGCTATTAATGGTATTCGTCGCAATGGTAAATGGTTTTTGGCAAAAAGATTTGTACCTGATCATAATGGCTGGGATATTCCAAATAGATATAAGGTATAAATATGAAGCAACACTTATGGAAAGATGAAGGTGCTTGCTTTGATTCTGATACTAATTTATTTTTTGATAAATATGAAGAAGATGAGCTTATTAGACCAATCATAGATAACCTATGCCAATCCTGTCCAGTGCAAAAGACTTGCTTTGCTAATGGAGTATCAGGAAAAGAATGGGGAGTTTGGGGCGGTATATACTTAGAAAATGGTGAAATATCCAGAGAGTTTAGTAGACATAGAACAAAGGAAAAGTGGGGTGAAATGTGGAAATCTCTAACAATGGAGAACAACTAACAAGCTTTGAAGCAATGTGTTCAATTCTTGGTGAGTTGTGGATGGACTATAAGTCTGATAAATATTTCAAAGACTTCATTGAGTACAATGATATTGGTTTGCCAATTGCATTTTTAGTTGACAATGAATTAGTTGAGCCAACACATCTTGCTAAACAGTATGTGTATGAAACTTGGGATATATTTTTAGCAGCACTAGAACTTACTGAAGATCTTGGCTGGGAATCACTTGAAGAGTTATTTCATTATGTTGATAAAAAGGATAAGAAGTAATGTATACAGACTCAATGCGTAGAGCCTTTCATGCAATTATTGCTCCTAAAAATTTTGCTGTTCAACTAATTGATAATGAACATTTTCTTACAATAAAATTAAATGAATATGATTTTATAGCAATGAATCATGAAGAAAAAATGCAAGCATTACAGTATGTGGTGCAACTAAAAAAAGCTTTAGAGATGGAAGGCGCAATCGTGCTTGTTACAAGAGAGGTTGTCAAGTAAATGAACGATATAGATATTATTATTATAGTTAGTTCATTAGCAGTTCTACTGCTCATTACATCAACTATATTGTTACTAAAACTATTAAAGTTTCGTAAAAAGATTAAAACTCTTGTAGTTGCATATTCAAAAATTGAAAACCTACTATCATTAAAGCAAGATCATGAGATAGATAATAATGTTCATAAAGAAAGCTTTATTAAGTTTCTTTCTGATTCACGTGACTGGGCATATGAATATATTGAAACAGTTCAATCTGGATTAAATAAATTTGTTAGTGATGTTGATGCAGATATTTCACACTTTGATGAGTACGGAGATACACTATCAATGCAACGCCCAGATTATACTGCTATGAAAAATATTTCAACATCTTATAAGGAACTTAAAAAATTATTACCAACGGAGGAAAAACAATGAAAGATATTATCTTATCAACATTAACAGGTTTTGGATGTGGCGTAGTGTTCGCAGCATTCAAATTGCCAGTACCAGCACCACCAGTTTTTGCGGGAGTTGCAGGAATTATTGGTCTATGGATTGGCTTCACAGTACTAACACAAATGATATCATAGGAGAAAAAATGAACACAGAACAACTAAAGGCACTAATTGCATCATATGGACGTTCAGTCCTTGCATCAGGTCTTGCTCTATACATGGCAGGAGTAACAGATCCCAAGGATCTATGGACAGCATTAGTTGCTGCTGTTGCTCCAGTGGCTCTAAGAGCTATCAATCCAGGAGATAAGGCTTTTGGTATCATGCCAGATGCTGATGCCGTAGATAAGGCTCTAAAGGCTGCTAAGGCACCTGTAAAGAAGAAGGCTGCTGCTAAGAAGCCTGTAAAGTAATATATGGTTATAGGGGGTCAGTCTAGTAATAGGCTGGCCCTCTTTCTTATGATAGGATATATGCATGGCTAATTTTGGATCATTATGGATTGGAAATCCACTAAGCAAGGTTGAGCAAACTGCCCTTGCATCAATTATTTATCATGGGCACTCATTAACACTATTTGTATATAATATGGACCTAAAAGTTCCAAAAGGTGTCATTAAAGAAGACGCTAATAAGATTATTCCAGAGGATCAAATATTCAAGGTACAAAATTCATACGGACCATTTGCAGATATATTTAGATATAAGATGATTAAAGAGAATGGTTTAATATGGACAGATACAGATTCAATATGCTTGAGGAGTGATTGGGATTTTGGAGATTATATCTTTGGGTTTGAAGAAGAAGGAAAGCTTTCTAATAGTATTCTATCAATGCCACAAGATTCAGAATTAATAGATTTTTTAATTAAGAATGCAAATAAATATGATAAAACTGAAATAGTATGGGCTGAAATTGGACCAATCTTATTAACAAAAGGTGTAAAAAAGTTTAATCTTTTTAAGCATGTAACAAATCCAGAAGTCTTTTATCCAATTCATTTCTGGCAATGGAAAAAGATTTGGTCAAAAGATTATAAAGAAGAAGTTTTAAAGAAAACAAAAGATAGCCATACTATACAAATTTGGAATCAGTTCTTAAATAGAGAAGGAATTGATAAGAATGTTTTACCAAAGGGATCTGCAATTGAATATTTTTATAACAAGTTTGTTGTAGATTAAACGTAACCTGTCATATCTTTATAGTTATTGTATTGAACAGTAGATTGCATCTTGTATACATTACAGATGTTTTCTATTCCAAGTTTAATGGCATATCCATTCAAGTCTTTATTATAAAACAACCAGTGATCAATTGGACCATTAACATTTTTGCTTACTTGTTTTAATAGTTTCTTAGTTCCATTTTTACTTACAACGTAACATAAACAAGACCAAGACTGATAGACTCTACAAATATTTTCTTTACCAACATCTAAAGATTGTTTATCTTTTTTATATCTATCATTACCAGTTGGTGGTGCATAAACAGTGAAGAAGTCCCAGTCATCTGGAAGTTCATTGATATATCCAATAAGCTTTTCATTAAAATGTTTTTCTAAAACAATGTCATCTTCTATAAGCATTAACATTTCATGATCAGTTTTACTAAAGTTTTCCCAAGCAGTAAAGTTACTTGCCCAGATTCCAAACTCTCCAACCTTCCAACCACGCCCATTCCAACCAAGTGGATCAAACTTAATCTTTTTATCTTTAAAGAAATCACGAACTTGATCTTCATCTTGTATTATTACAGTAGGAGTATCAAGCATATCAAAGTCAAGCAATAGTTTTTCATTTGCTCGTCTAGTTAAAATTCCTCTTTTTTGTAATAGTTGTGAGTCTCCATCAATGTGAAATACTTTAAATACAAGGTCTATACCTTTTGTTTTTGACTGACGCAAGCCATTATCAACATCAAAGAAACTATCTTTTTTATATTTTTGAGAATATTTCTGCCACCAAGTATCTATATATTTTTTAGATCTATTGTGAAATTTTTCATGATTAAGGTTAATAGCATTTTTAGTATCAACAAAATGTGTAAGGATTGGCATAGAGTATGCTTTACCAAGGTTATAAAGAACTACATCTGCAGGCTTATTCTTATACTTACCTTCAGAAAGATTGTATTTACCATCAATAAGGAGTTTATTTAAAAGTTTTTGAGCGTAAGATCTTTTAATTACATAGCATGCAGTTGACCAAGCATAAGAAAAAAAGTCATCAGGATTGTATTTTTCTTTTACATGCATATTAAATTTAACGTTATCTTCTTTAAGCATAACTAACTGAATAATATCAGCATCTTCTGGTATATTCTGCATAAAATAATTCCAGTTCCATTGCCAATACCTTACATTGTCAAAACTACAGTCATCTTCCATAATAATTGCATATTCTGAATTAGATGTATCTAGCCATGTCTGTATTGCTTTTAAATGAGAACCAATACAACCAATCTCTGCAGATCTAAGCTTAGGGTATCTACCATGAATAAGTTCTTTTAGATCATCTTTTCTTCCATCAACAGCATCAATCATTGTATAGTTTGTTATACCATGCTTGGCAAACTGTTTCTTTATATAGTGTGATCTTTCAATTTGATCAGGTAGATTTATTAAATATACTGGACCAAAGTTTTCAAGCTTACTCATTCTTTGATATCCATACTTGTTCATCCATAATTATAAGTTTATGATTATGCTTATACTCTTCTAAGAATTTATCAATACCTGGCTTAGGTGATAGAGCAGGATCATTAGAATCATGAGACCAATAGTAGTCATCAAATGCCATTATCCCGTTTGGTTTTAAGCATTCCCAAGACAAGATAGCATCATTATAGACTGCTTCAGCTGTATGGTCTCCATCAATATAAATAAAATCATAATGCTGATATTCTGCTTTTTGTAAAAAGTTTGTAGAGTAATCTTTTATTTTACATATATTAGGATACTTGGACATACGCTCATCATAAAAATTTTCTAATTCTTTCCAGTCAAATTCTTTATGAACTAACTCTTCAGAGCCACACCAAGTATCAATATCTGTCAACCAAGAAGTTGGATCTGTAATTATATTATTTAACATCCACTCAGATGCATCACCAGTATATGCACCTATTTGTAAAAAGTCTATCAAAGGCTTACCAGCAAATCTTTTTGGTAAGACTAAATCAAAATATTTAATAGCAGAAATTTCAAACCAATTTGGATACCCCATATATTCTATTATACACTATTGAGCGTGATATACTTATATGATGTCAATCAAAAATTTAATTTTACAAGACCAACTAAATAATGCAAAACTTTATTCAACTAAGTTTGAATTCATTAAGCAAATACCAAAAGGTAGTCATATACTTGAGATTGGCACACTTGGTGGAGACTATGCAGAACCTTTGCTTGAGTCAGAGCCAGCTAGTCTTGATCTGCTAGATACCTTTGAGTCAAAAGATTGGGAAGGTCTAACTAGATTTACTAGTCAAACCCACTACGATTATATTAAAAATAAGTTTAGTAATAACCCAGAGGTTACGCTTTTGCAAGGGTATACAGATGATATATTACCAACCCTAAAGAAGAAATATGACTATATATACATAGATGCAGACCATAACTATGCTCAAGTAAAGAAAGATCTTGCTAATTCATTACCATTAATTGCTGATGGTGGAATTATAGGCTTTAATGATTACATTTATGATGATAAATACTATAACGTGTATGGAGTTATACAAACAGTATGTGAGTTTTTAGATGAAAATAAGGATTGGCAAGTGATAGGGTTTGCACTACAAGAAGAAATGTATGCAGATATCTATATCCAAAAAATATAATGGACTATGTTTATTTATGTCGTGATGGCGATAATGAAGAACTTCGCTATTCAATAAGATCAGTTGTTAAAAATGCTAATCCAAATGCTATATGGGTTATTGGCGGAAAACCAGACTGGTATTCTGGTAACTTTATTGAGGTTATTCAGGATAAAAATAAGTTTGAGAATCAGGTAAAAAGCTTAAAAGAAGTATGCAAGAATAATAAAATATCAGATGAATTTATATTGATGAATGATGACTTTTATATACTTCAATCAGTAGAAGAATACAAGTATTCTGATGGACTTTTAACAGACAAGTTAGAAAAACATGTTAGTTTATATGGTAATTCATCTTATGCAAGGGCTTTAAGGGGTGCTCTAAAGACTTTAATTGCTATGGGTATAAAACAACCAATCAACTATGAAGTTCACATGCCTATGGCTCTTGAAAAGGCTAATTTGGCAAAGGTTTTAGATCTGTCTCTATCTCCAAGATCAATGTATGGAAATTTATTTATTAGAGATAGTATTAATTGTGATGATGTAAAAATATATAAAGACAGCATAGATATTAATTTTAATCAATCGCTAATGTCTACTGAAGATAACTCTTTTAGTTTAATTAAAAATAAGCTAAAAGAATTATTTCCAGATGCTAGCGAATTTGAGAAGGAATAATCCAAAACTTTTTCATATCTGGAATAGTTGCAGGATCTTTAGTTTTGATCCCTGCTTTAGCATAGGCTGCTCTCATAGTTGCATTATTATCAATAGCTACATTAACAGAACCTCTAAGACGCATTCCAACTTCATATTTAAACTTTGCAGTTTCAGAAGAAGATCCAGGATTCATAATAAGTCTAGAATATTTAACACCAGCACGTCTTAGTGCTGCTGCAGTTTCTTTTCTTTGTGACTGGTTTCTTCCAGTTACGATAATTAATGATCCAGGAAGTGCGTTAACATAGTCAATAACTCTTTGAATTGGTTGTGTACCGTTTCTTAGTAGAGTATCATCAATATCTACTATTGTAGCCATAAAATTAATCCATTGAGGATTCAGGCTTTGTTACTGCCTTAAGTTGCCAATGCCACTTCTGATGCATATCAATTCGTTCTGCAATAAAGTTTGCAACTCCTTGCTCACGAGCAGCATCTGCCATATCAAAAGCGTCCTTAAGTTTAATAAGAACAGCATCATTTGACATAAGAAGATCAGCTGCCATTACTGAAAAGTCTGAGGTAACATCAGTTTCTGCAACATCTGTTGATAATTCCATGAAACGTGATAGTTTAAATGGAGCATATGTATCTAGTCTACGTAGAATCTCTGCAAAATCATCAATAGCTTCTTCATAATCTGCATAAATCATTCCAAAAAATGTATGTGCTTGAGGGAAATCATCACCCTCAACATTCCAGTGGTAACCATGCGCTTTAAATTTTAAGGCAACGGTATCTGAAAGCAGGGTCTTGAGCATATTAATTAGTTCATTCATACTTAATATTATAGCACAACATATAGTATAATGGTGTGTATGGCTGATACATATA